TTATTCTAGATTTATAGTAAAGAATAAGAAAAAGACTAAATATAGCATAAATCTAATATAATGCAATATATCCTATATTGTCTATTATTAAACAATATAAGAAATTATAACTAGACAATAAATATAATATTAAATTATGTCATATAATCCCGAATTTGCTTCTTTAATGAATAAATATGTTTCACAAACTGAAATCAATCAAAGGAATTATTGGGTTTTAAATATGGAAGAATATGGAGTATATGAAACATACAGAACAGACAAATATTCGATACTAGATATTCTGCAAGACATCGATATTGAAAATAAAAAAAACGGAAAATTTACAAATTATTTTGAAACTTTTTCAACTGAGGAATAATCATTTTTTTAATTTTTGTTTTAATTCTTCTAGTACTGATTCATTTGGATTTATAATATAAGTTTCATCTCCTACTTCTTTTTTTTCTTTCTTTTCTTCTTTATCAAATTTCTCTTTTATAATATTAATTTTATTATTCATTTGTTTTTTATTTCTTAAACAAACCTTTTCTAAAATATCTCTAACTTCTTTTTTTCCATAGGTTAAACAAATTCTTCTCGTTATAGAGCAATCTTCACAATAATATTGAGTATATTGAGTTTCGCCACAGATTCGACAATCAAAAACCATTATATAAATATTTATAATTATTAATAATATTTTTATTTTTTTTATATTTAATTATATTATAAATACAATGTCTATTCCATTAGGTCAAGCACACGATGCAATTCACAATCACCACTTATCAAACAGAGAACAACTAAACAAAATAAGGGTTAACACTTGTATTAAAGAGGATAAGGTTAAATTAACGAGTCCTTCTGGGATTGCTGTTTATGCAGATTCAACAACACCGATTGCTGATGAAGACGAAAGAAAGGGTTGGTTATTTAAAAAGGCGGCTTCTGATACAACAAAATTTAATTATTATTTTTATTCAACAGGTTCTCACCCTTTAACATTATCAACTTTAAACAATGTTTTCATGACGTGTTCTGTTGATAGATGGGACAATTCCGCAAGTGTTCCTTTTGTTGTCGTTTATACAAAAATGACAGGAAGCGGAGATTCTGGTTCGTGGTATAAATCAAAAGTCGCTTATGCTCTTTCATCTAGTAAAAAAATAGTTGCTGGTGAATTAATAAATTTATATTGTATTGAAAACCCAAATTTAAATAATGGAAATAGAGATGTTGAACTAGAAACAAAAATCACAACAGGAACTGCTGACCCTTCCGAGGAAATATTAACAATATCAGTTCAGAGTGATTCTGGTTCTTTAATCAATACTAAAATTTTAGTTTCTCATTTAGGATATAAATTGAATAATGAAATATCAAGAAATATCTCTTTAATAAGTTAATCTTTTTTATATTTTTTCTTTCTTTTATATAATTATATAATGGCAGAACCAAATGAATTTGAAGATGATTTGACCATTCTCCCCGTAAAACCAAGAGAACACGAACAAAAAGTAGACATTCACCCAAACCTTCCCGACATTAATAAAGGATGTTGTATAATTGATATTGCAAAACCAAGAGGAAGCAAAACAACAAGACTTGTTAATTATTTACAGAATCCCAATTTTTATCAGAATAAGTTTGATTGTGTTTATATCTATTCGAGTACGATGTCGAACGGTGACGATACAGCCCGTTTTTTATATGATGAATTTGGAGATACAATTTATTCAGAATATTCTGATTCTCATCTTCAATCTATTCTAGATTATCAAGATTCAATTCCAAAACCTGAAAGGCCAAGAATTGCTTTAATATTTGATGATTTTATCGCATTCCCCAATATTCATCGAAATGCTTTAATGTTTAAAATCGCCTCTTCATATAGACATCATAATATTATGTTATTATTATATAACACTCAACAAATGAAATATTTACCCCCAATCGTGAGAAGTTGTGCGAATTATGTTATATTAAGTCAAAATTCAAATATGAAACAAGTGGAACAATTAGCGGAGGAATACGGGAATACATACGGAACAGAAAAATTTAAAGAGTTATTCGCTGATGCAACATCGGCCCCTTATGGTTTTTTATATTTAGACTTGTACGGATTCACAGGAGAAACAAATAATCCCAAAGCATATCAAAACTTCACAAAATTATTATATGAAGCCCCCATCAGTTACACAAAGAAATCTTTAACTCCAACAATAACAAAAAAGAAAAAAGATTTGCAACCAATAAAAGAAGAAAATATTGAAGAAGATATTGATTCAGAATAATTTATTTTAGTTTGATGATTTTTGACTAAGACTTTTTTTATTTTTTTTTTGATGATTTTTGACTAAACGTTTCATAATATTAATATTTATAAATGGCTTAGTCAAAAACAATCAATATTTTTTAATTAAATTTAATTACTAGAATTAATATATTTATTAATATTATAAAAATTATGAGTGAATGGATTTCACACGTTAAGGCATACGCCAAAAAGAATAAAGTCAGTTATAAGGAGGCGATGAGTAAAGCAAAAGCAACTTATAAACCAAAAGGGAAGAAAGACGATAAAAAAAAAATGTCAAAATCGACAAGAGGAGATTCAAAAAAGGAAATGGAAAAAATGGAAAAAGAAAAAAAATAAAATATTCAAAAACTTTTTTATTTAATTTTAGAAATGCAATTCGAAAAATGATGAAATTTAAAAAATGAATTAATTTAATTTATAATGTTTTAAAATTTTTATTTAAAAATATTTTCTTTTTAATATTTATATAAATAATGTTTCAAGCCAATTCTCAGAATCAGTATCTTCCGTCGAAAAGTGTTGCAATTAAACCTGATGTCGTATCCGATGTCGTGGGAGCAGACCAAATTCGATTTCATATTCCTTCTTATCTTGGTTTTATTGACCCCAATCAGACCACAATAAAATTTAATTTAAAAATTGAAAATGCTCGTGGGTTTTTAGTTCCTGATAAAAACTGCGGAGGTCATGCTCTTTTTAGAAATGTTTCTTATAGAGATGGTTCGAACGCAACAGAACTTGAACTCAATGAAGATTATAACGCAAATTATGCTTTAATGAGTAATTACACAAAACAGAATTCAGTCGGACATAAAAGAGAATTATTTAATGGGACAGTTTCCAAATTAGGCGATGACCTAACAGACCCGATTCTTTACTATGCATCCCCCGCTGTCGCAGGTGGGACGGTTGTCGCTCCGACGGGTTTAGGCAAAACTGCTCTTTCTCCTAAGTTACAGTTTCAGTTAAATTCGGGTATTTGGAAACAAGGGAAAACTCTCCCTCTTGCCGCGATGAACGGTTTAAGAATGACTATTGATACAGAAGAAGTCAACCGTGCTTTAATGTATTTAAACGATGAATCTCGCTTTTCTTTCCGCAGACAGGCGAATGTTACTAATAATCGAGTTTTAACAGCCGCCTCCGCAGGTGGAGCAAAAACAGCAACCAATGACGCAGCCGGCGATGCGAGAGCAAATAATGCTGATTTATCGAGATGTGTTTATGCTATTGAAACCGAACATTCATTAAGAAGCTTTCTCCCTTTTGATGTTGATGACATTCTATATATTGCCGACGCAGCCGATGGGGCGAACGAAGAAAAACTTGGGACAATTGTCGGTTTTAGTATTCAGNNCGGNGNTTGTGCTGTTTCGTATGTGCCAGACCGTGATTTAGGCGTTGGTTTAGCAAACGCTCACGCCCAAGGGTCAAGACTTTATATTAAAATGTCAGACCGTCAAATCGCTCATCAAGTGGTCGGCGTTGCTGATGTCGCAGCCAATACAAAATCTCATTCTATTCTCGCTCCTACTTATAGAATGACAGATATTGAAATGATTTGTCAGCAAATAACGCCTCCTGCTGATTTCGTTGAAAGAATGCTAAAAGCATCCACAACGGAACAAGGTCTTCAAATGGATATAACCACTTACGAATTATATCGCCATAATCAAAACAATATTCAAGGTCTTCAACAGATGATAATTCCTTCGAAAATGTCACGTGCGAAGAGTCTTTTCTCTCAGCCTCTCGCTGTTGATAGGTTTAGAGATTTAGGAATTTCTTCTTTCCAAGGTCTAGCAGATTCCGCTATTAATTATGAATGGATACTTGGAACTCAACATTATCCTTCGAGACTTGTTCCTCTTTCTAGATATTCTCAAACTGTTCCTCGTGTTGAAGCCCTTCACAGTTCCGAGTTACATAAAGCGATTTTAAATGTTGGCGAAAACGTTCTTTCTTTACAAAGAATCCCAGACCATTTCACAATAGCAAGACCACTCACTAAATACGGGCAAATAATGAACGTTTCGACTCAGACTTTATCTTTAAGAGTTGATTATGCTTCAACGGCTGCTGTAACAAAATTATTTAATAATTATGTTTATGGACTTAGAAGAATAGTTATAAATAAAGATGGAGTTTCCGCTTTTAATTAATTTATTTAATTTTTTAATTTTTTATTAAAAATATATTTATAATTATTATATTTATTAATATTATAAAATGAGTTCTTTAAATATCGTTGATGTCGAAAGATTTGAAATCCTTCCTAACAATCAGCCCGCAAACAATACTTATTCTTTTAGAGGTGGGAATCCTATAATTTCAATTAATGTTCCAGCACAGAATAAACTCTTAAAACCTTCTTCTGTTAGAATTAACGGAAGACTTAGAATTCAGACGGCAGCCCGTGCTTTGCCTGACAGTAATAATTTAAAAGGTGGCGGAGTAACTAATATCACAACTTCTTCTCGTGTTGGTGTTTCTGCTTTCTTTCAGAATGTCAATGTTTCTTCGGAAGCAACGAATCAGAGTTTAGAATCTATTCGCCAATATGGTCGATTAGTAAATCATATTTTAAGTAACACTCACAGCCCAGATGATTTCATGAGCGAAAAATCAAATACTTCTTTAATGACAGCAGAACAGACTTCAACAAACAATCTTTATTCGAACGATGTCGATTTCTCCGTTCCGCTTTATTGTGGTTTATTTATGGGTGGGAATAATATCCCATTAGGTCAGAATGGAGTCAACGGTCTCACTATTAATTTAGAATTAGCGTCTGATAATCAAGCATTATTCGGAACGCAGGCTGCCGTTGGTGCAGGTGCTTTTTACGAATTAAGCAATATTTCTTTAAGTGGTGATTTACTAATTCCAGACGCCCAAGGAATGCAATCAATGGCGACTCAGTCGAGCGGTGCTTTTCAGTTCAATTCTTATTCTAGTTTATACTCTGTTATTAATTCCAGCGATTCAACTCAAACTTATAATTTAGCGAATTCGAATGTTCTTTCAGTGATTCATTCTTTCCTTCCAGTTTCTCACAGTAACAATTACGCCGAGAATTCTTTCGCTAATGGTGAACTATTAAATAGAGATGGGGCGGGGGCTTATAATGTCGCAGTACAGTTAAACAAAGTTTCTTTCAGTC